ACCCGCATATATTGAGTTGCGTTTTACGTTAATTTGATTTTATTCGTGAAATAGGAAATTAAAAGCCAGGAAAATGAAACGGGAAAAGACTCGGCAAAGTAAAGACAAAAAAAAACCCCTCATTTAGAGGGGCTTAGCGGATTTCTATTGCTTTATACAATAAATAGTTCAACCAGTATGGCGAACGCTGTCAAAACAACACTAAAAGCTATTAAAAAGCCATAAGTTAAACCCTCTTTATTAGTTTTATTTTTCATCTTGTTTATTTATAAATTTTATCTAATAAATGATTATTAATTTTATCCACTTTGACAATGTCATTATAGATATGGTCTCTTTGAGCTTCCTCGTCACATTCTTTGTAGTGTCTTAACTCTTCATTATGAAGGTAGTTAGTCAATTCTGCAGAATGTTTAACCAGCTCTTTAACTTGGTTGAGATCTAAACAAATCGATCGATTTGAATTGTGTCTTAATTCTAATATCTCGATGCACACCTCCAGATCATCTAATATTGATGGGATAAAATCTTTAAAATTCTTATCCTTATCAAAGATGTCTCTATGAGTAGCATCAGCTAATTTAGAAAATATATTTGATAATGTTTTTATTACTAATTTATTTTTCATAAGGCGTAGATTTTAAAAGCTTATTAACGTTTATTTTGTCAAGTGTTGAAAGGTTTTCTTTCCACTCCTCTGAATCAATGTCTGAATCCTTAAAAATGTCGGCTCCAAAATTAAGGTCTGGCGTGCCGTCATTCATTTGAGGGTAGACAACTAAAGTTTTTTTGTCAACCATACAGCCGACCGAATATAATTCTAAGTATTTATCTTTCATTTTGTTTTATTTTATTTAATTGTGCTTTTATACCTGTATCAAATATGTTATTTAATACAGATTTTGTTTTGTTTCTGTTAGCTTTTCCTTGCTCTTTGGCAAGTCTTAAAGCCCTGTTAAATCTTTGTTTACTACTCATATTAATTAAGATTAGTTAATTTATATAAACCTTTTTCAATATTGTTTCTAATGTCTTTTGTGTAGCCATCAAAATTAATATAATCATTTAGAAATACCCTCAAGTATTTTAATGTAGTTCTGGAATAATCCCAGTCTTTAGCGTCCAGATATACCGCCCAGTTTCCTTTATTATTTAAATGGATTTTTGCAATAACTGAATTGTATGATTGAAAAAATATTGTCTGAAAATTCTCGTGCTCGTGAATAATTTCAAATTGATTTGCCACGCTGTTTCCAGTTCGTGGACTTTTTAAGTTATATGTTTTTATTTTCATTGTTTTTATTGTTTTGTTAGTATCTATATTTAAACCTGTTTTAATTAATTTTTGTGCTTCAAATATATTGGGAGGAATGTCTTTTCCTTCTTTGGTGTCATATATGCACCCATCTGAATACATTTCAAATCTGTTATTAATTAACAGACTATCTTTTGAATTTTTACCTGTGTTCCATTTTATTTTCATTTTGTTTTATTTTAAATTAATTTACCATTATTGAAATACAATTTCGCATTACATTTCAAAGCGGTTGAAGTTAGTGTGTTTTGATTTGCTTCTTTAAAATCGCAATCAAAACAAGCGGACAATTTTACTAAATTGTTATAGCTATCTAAATCTAAATTAGATAACACATTTAAAAGCATTGAGTTTTTAAAATCAATGCTCAAATCCTGGAGACTAACATCAAAAATCTGTTGAGGTCTATCTCCATAAGTTAAAATTATATTCGCATTCATATTATGTATTGTTTTTATTACTATGTAAATATACAAAAATAATAAACAATTTATGCACAAATGACAAATATTTTTTTATACCTATAAATAAAAAAAAATTATGGTACTGCGTTTAAGAACCCACTGCGTTTAAGAACCTACTATGTTTAATGATCTTGAATTGCGAACTGATAAACTTGATCATCAAACAAAGCTGAGAGATAATCAAAATAAAATTCTGTAATGTCCTCATCATTCAGCTCAACCTTATAAACATCAACATCTGTTACAGGTGGTTGCATCCAGTCGCCTGGATCGTACTTGTATTCGTAATGAATAACAAGATCATAGTATTTATCGTTTATTGAATAGCTTCCTTTTTTACTCATCATATATTTTAGTTTGTAGCACTTCTATGTTTGCTGTTAAACAATCTATTTTGTCTTGTAGCTCCTGAATCAAATGATCTTTTTCAATTATCACTGACTCTCTCTTTTGGTATTGATTAACCAAATGCTGATAATCTTTTAGCACTCTTGCTAAGTCTTCTCTATTTGTCATATTTAATTTTTATTTTATCCTGTAAAAAATTTATTGTATCCATTATAAATTTTTCTTTATCCTCTTTAGTTTCCATAACAGAAGGAACACAGAGCCATATCTGTGTTCCCTTTGCACAAAAGAATTTTCGTATGATTTTACCTAATGTTCTCATAACTCTTTTATTGAATTTTTAATTCTATTAAGCCTCCACTCATATAGTTTAGCCTTCTCTTTTGTAACCTGTGTTACAATAAAACCTAAGCTCTGAAATATATCATCTACATTCCAGACTAAAGTTTTATTATTATCTATGTCTCCATATTCAACATATAATTCACCATCTGAACAGACGATAGTATGACTATCATAAATATAAGTATGTCTTTTTGCTGACTCAAGTTGCTTTTCAAGATCAGCTATTTTATCTTTCATTTTCATAATATACCTTTTGCTATTGACTCATTTAACCTTTTAATCATACTTTTAATTTCATCCTCCTGTATCCTTTCTAAGCATTGATTATCTTTCTCGTCAAAGCTGACTCGATAAACTAACACCTCTTTGTCTGTTAGCCAGTATTCATATTCCTCCCAACATTCAGAGTCATAAGTAGTAACACCCCAACCAGTAAACTCAGAGTTGTCTAATTGATAAGTACCAGCATACTTGGATGAAAACCTAAGTAACTGAGCGAACTTGTAACTCGGATCGTCTCCTCGTTCTTTATTAAATCTATCGTTAAACTTAGTTAACCATAAATAATTAGCTTCTGGGTATCCGTCCCAATGCTTATATATCTTAGCGTACTTTACGCCATCTATTTTAATTGTACATCTTGTAGCCATAATTATTTTGTTTTACCATTATCTAAATTTAACTTATCTAACACCTTTAACATTCCAGCTCCTTCTAATTTTTGTTTAGCGTTTCCCTGGAACAATAATTTGTGTGCAGACTCTCTTAAATCAATAGAGTCGTCTTTCTTTGATCTGAGGTTCAAAGAACCTTCTAAGTCTCCGTCAATATATCTATCTCCAAAAACTTCTTTCATCGCTTTTTTAAATTCTTGTATTTTCATATTGTTTTGTTTTTATAATTAATTTAATTTTCAGCTTGCCACTTTCCACAGGTTGAACAATGTGCATCTCCAACATACTGCAAAAATGTAACTTCTTTACTACCACAATAATAACAATGTAATGGAATTAAATTAAATCCAGAATTGATTACATCTTGTGTATAAATTTTATTTTTCATTTGTTTTGTTTTTATATATTATGTTAATGTTTATTAATAAGATTAAATATTTGATTATTATAATCCTCTAACATACTTTCAGTGTCAATAATAATATCTCCACTATCTTGACACTCAGTATAACAAATTTGTATTTTTAAGTAATTCATAGTTTTATTTGATATCATAAAATTTAAAACCATTTAATTTTATTTTTTTATTTTCTACCAATTTTAAATTTCCAATTTTTATTATTTTGTTCTTACTTTTTGTTTTTAAATTTTTCATAGTTTTATTTGTTTACCATTTATATTAACCTGTTTTAAAGTAAACAGATTAATCATTCTATATGCAAGCTTTTGCATATCAAACACAACAAGCAATCCCTTTGACATAGGATCAAAAGACATTCCCTGTCCTGTTACACCTTTAGAGACTCCACGCCTGGCGTTCATTCTCCTTTCGGTTCCATCCTTCTTAATGAAGGTTGCCGAAAATATTTTACCATTCTCGGACTCTTTTATAAATTGTTTTAGTTTTTTATTCATAATTAAAATGTTTTGTTGGATGCAATATATAAAACTTTTTTTAATAATTGTGTATAAAATGTTAATTATTTTTTTGTGTATCTGCTTGACCTACTGCGTTTAACGATAAACCTACTGCGTTTAATGATTACCCTACTGCGTTTAACGAATGGAGTAGGTGCCTTTGTTAAATCCTTCTAAAGCGTATTGAGCTGCGTAACGGATTGAGTCGATGCAGTGATTGAATTTATCGACAGGTTTAGTTTGACCTTTGGTTGCCCAAACATAATTATTTAATTCTTTAACAAGATCCGTAGAGTCAGGATCTATTATTAAATCAAAGTCTTGTAGTAATGCAATACCAGATAGGATAGACCCACTGCGTTTAACGGTCGGTCTTATGTTCACTCCCTTCGCCTTGACTTCTTTTATAAGTCTCGGCTCAGAGTTATCTGATATTATTAATTGTGGTCCAGCATATCTAATATTAAAGTCTGCAATCTGTGATGTAGAAAGTCCAGCTTTGCAATACATTACTTTACAAAAGATACGCCTACCCTTTTTATCTATACTGAGTTTAGTGAGAACAGTCGGATCAATACTAAATCCAAAGTCTTGACCATAGTATATTTCATAGTTCTCGTTGAAATCTCCTATTCTCCAATTCCTAAATATAACACCTTCTTGTTTCTCTAACCAAGCTCCCATTATCTGATGTGTATATTTTTCTGGTCTTCTTCTTCTTATATCTTGTATTTGGTTTAAGAATGATATTGACAAATTATCTTTATTGTCTAAATATGTTGTGTGTATATATGTAATACTTTGTTTAACACCATTGTAACCATCAGGTACATCTCTATTTTGAAAGAACCTACCAAATATCCAGTGTTCTTTTGTTGTTGGGTTCAGTATTAGTATAACCCTATTGAGTTTATTCTTCACCCTGACAGACTGGTCAATCTTATCAAAGTCATCTTCACTTGTTAGCTCTTCAGCTTCGTCCAATACAAATGTAGTTATTGCGTTTAATGATTTAAGTGCGGCAGTCTGATTTCCTGACGCTGTTCTAATACCTTTAAAAAGTATACTTGATTGTGTTTTAATATTTGTAATCTCATCCTTAGTTATTCTAAAGTCTTCTACCACACCCATAAGCTCAAGCTTCTCTATAAACTCTGGAATAATAGATGATGCTGCTGAGACCATTGTATACCTAGTAAACAATATTTTATGACCTCTTTCGTAAGTAAGCAGCAATAAGAATACATTTACTGCAAATGATTTACCACTGCCCCTTCCGCCCGTTACTATAAAATATCTTGATTGATTACCAAAAGCTTGGTACTTGCTATTCAGCTTCGGTGGTTTCATCTATATCTATTGTTTTTTCTTTACTACCCTCAAAGAAATTCATTATGGATATATCGACCTTTTCTGCATTACCACCCAGATCCACATAATCTTTTGGCTTCCCATAAACATACTCAACGATCATCTTACGATC